TCAAGGGTATTCTTGATGTTGTCACCAATCTCGTGCAGCAGATTCACGTCTTGGGTCCTGCTATGGTTGCGGCATTTGCAGGTCCAGCCCTTATGCGTGGAGTTAAGATCCTGGAAGGCGGCATTGGAAAGAGAATACTGAACTCAAAGGGGAATATTGCGAAAGAAGCAGAACTTAAGCTTTTGCGTGGAGAGAAAATAACTCCTGTGGAGAAACAGATTCTTCAGTACAAAAATCAGATTCGGATTCAGGATATTCAGGCACTCGCGAAGGCGAATGCGATAACAAAAGCCGAGCTCAGGCGATTGTATGTTACCGGTCAGATAACCAAGGAGATGTACAAGCAAGGTATGGCTCTCACCAAACAGGAGGGTCAGGTAAACAGAATCTCCCTTGGTGGAGTTCTGAAGGGATTGGCTAGCCCTAGTAAATGGGGAACCACAGGAGGCTTGCTTCTCGGAGGATTGAAATCAGGATTCAGTTCTATCATCGGTTTTCTTGGTGGTCTTCCAGGAATAGCTATATCTGCAGGATCTGCAATCTTTGCATACTACTGGGAGAAGCATCAGCAGTTGAAACAGGATATGGAGACTACGGCTGACGAACTGAAAGACAGGTACACTCAGATTGGCGAGTTCCTTCGCGATAACGATGCAGATAAAGCCATTAAGGACGGCGATGAGAAAGAGATAGAAAACCTCATTGACGCATATAAGGAAAAGCTTAAGGAGATTGCTCCAGAAAAGGAGAATGCTTTCACTATGAGCCTTCTTGAAAAGAAATCGAATGAGGACAGACTTAAGTATCTCAAAGAACAGCTCATTCTTCTCAAGCAGGTTGAGGAGAGTACTCAGAAATCTCTTTCGGACGAGGGTACATACAAGGGATTCGACGAGAAACTGTCTTCTGCAAAGGAAATAGCAGAAGCATTCTCTTCAGCATCCGCAAAGGCGAATATGATTAATGCCACCCAATCCGACTTCGCTAGCTTCAACTCCTGGGAGGAAAAGTATAAGAATGAGGTGAAAGCCATGCGCGATTATCTCATTGATGAGCTTGGAGATATTAGCAACAGCCCGAAGTTGCAGGGTAAGGCCAACCAGATTCTTTCGTCATTCTTTGCAAAGCAGGGATGGAACCAGGATGTTTCTGATCAGTTCCGTGCTGACGTTCTTAATGCGATGGGTGTTGAAACTGGCTTCTACGAGAACAAATTCAAGGATGCTCTCGATAACGCAGTAAACACCTCGTTTCCCTGGATTGGTGACAAGATTCGCAACAACCAGGAATTGACAGATGCAGAGAAGGTACAGGTTTCAAACATGATGAAGGATGCTGCGGCTCAGGTTCAGAAAGACTATCCTTTTGCATCAGACGCATTGAAGCGAATGCTTGCGGCTGATAGATTCGAGGCTGTCATTCATCTCGTATTCAGGAACGATGACTCGGGTCTCACTCAGCAGCTCGAAAAGAATCTCAAGGGTAGTGGTTACGACTACCATGAGAAGAACAAGTACGTCAAGAGCTGGGGAAAGGATGCCGGAGACGACTACGATAAAGCAAAGAGCAACGCAGAGTCGGACATTACTGCTGCAAAAAAGGAACTCAACACCAGAAAGAAGATGCTTGCGCTGGGCAATCTTTCTCTCGATGAGTTTACACAGAAGCAGAAGGAGTACGAACTTAAGATGCAGGCTTATCATGATAACTGGGGCGAATGGTTTACTGGTGACGACAAGAAGAAAAACAAGAAAACCGGTGGCCGTAGGTCAACAGGCGCGCAGACAGATAAGGCTCTTGAAGATTTGAGGAAGCGCATCGACTTATACAAGAAGATGTATGCTGAAATCAAGAAGTTTAAGGAGCTTTATGGAGAAGGTGCTCTTGGTCAGCTTGCTAATGACGGAGAGTTTGAGGCTATATTCAATGATAAAAAGAGATTCCCTATCTCCGACTACACCAATTATGAGACCTCTATTAAAGAACTCTTGAAGACTCTCCCGGCATCAACAAGGGAGAGACTGGACTATGCTGCAAACGAGAAGGCTGGCATTCAAACTGAAAACCGAAAACTTCTCGAAGACCAGCGCAGAGACGAACTGAATGTACTCAATAAGCAACTTGATACTATATCTGAGCAGTATGAGACATACAAGAAGATATATGAGCTGACAGGAAACAAGAAGGGTTCAGAAAACATAGCTTTCGGAGGAACTGTCCAGTTTGATACATACAAGAGGTTCCTGGAGGAGCAGCTCGATATTGCGGTAAAGCACAACAACGTTCAGTCCGGCCTTAACTTGACTACGGACGAGGTTAAGGGAATGAGTCTTGAAAATGTCAAGGATAAATATGGCGATGAGACTCGTGTTTACGATATCCGCAAGAAACTGGAAGACGAGAACAACAAGATCAAGAAGGAGACCATCGACCTGATGACTAGTCTTATTGAAAAGAATGCAACCATCGCCCAACAGATTGAGGATGAAAACCGTAAATACGAGAGACAGCTTGAACTCATCAAGGGTATCGAAGACCCACAGATGAGAGACAGAGCCAAGGCAGGAGCCACAAAGACTCACAACGAGAATGTGGCAAAGCTTCAGTTCGATCAGTTCAAGCAGGAGTCTGACTGGATTGCTATCTTTGATGACCTTGACAGGGTGGCTTCCGCTACAATAGACTCAATGATTGAGAAGATTGACCAGTTCTCAATGACTACCGGTTTGTCTGTAGAATCAATCAAGCAGTTGAGGGACGCTTTGGATAAGCTCAGAAATGAGCAGATTAGCAGAAACCCGTTCGGCTTCATCTTCGGAGGGGTGAATCGCGGTAAGGCTATCGGAAAGTTCATAAATGAGCGTCTTGGCGGTATGGACGATACTGCGAAGATATTCATCAGCAAGGAGGATGCTTCGAGACTTGGAATAGCTGGCGGCGTAAGAACCAAGGCGAGTCTGAAGAATGATCAGCAGTCAGCATACGCCGACTCGTCTAAGGCCATCTCTGAACTTGCGACAAAGATGCAGGCGCTCAATACGGTTCTTGACCCGGTAATCAATCTGTTCAAGGCTATTGGTGAAGAGGATTCAATCCTTGGTCAAATTGTAGGTGGAGCATCAGGCGCATTCTCTTCGGCAGCAAGTACAGCCGGAGCGGTAGCCACTCTTGGCGAGATGAAGCATTTCGGGTTCCTCAAAAATGCAGGACCTTACGCAGCTGCCGCATCCGCAGCATTGAGCATTGGCGGCTCGCTCATCAAGGCGTTCGGTGCAGACTACAGCAGCTACAACAAGGCGAAGGCTGAGTACGACAACCTGACCTCAATTTGGGATTCTCTCATCTCCAAGAAGACTGAGTACATGAACATCCATTGGGGTACAGAGGCTACAGAGGCATCCAAGGAAGCTCAGGAAATGCTTAAGGCGGAGATTGAGCAGACCAAGGTTATCGCCCAGAAGAGGCTCAATTCTGGTGCTTCTGCCGGATCTCATTCTATTTGGTATCGAATGTGGAAGGGTTCGTACAAGTACAATGGTCAGAATTGGCGTGATGTAGCAGGAGAAATTTCTTCAAAGTACGGAGTTCAGTTCAATGGAATGGAGGATATGCTCAATATGGATGATGATACTCTTTCAAAGATAAAAAAGGATTATACCGGTCTTTGGGCTAGTATGGACTCTGAGTTCAGGGATTACCTGGAAAAGCTCATTCAGTACGGAGAGAAGGCTGATGATATGATTGAGGCTCTTACAGAGAAGCTTACCGGCAACAAGTTCTCCGACCTAGTGTTTTCTTGGGGAGATGCTATGGCTACGATGGCAAACACGTCAGACAATCTCGTTGACCATTTCGAGGAAAATCTGAAGAAGACCATCTTGAACTCAATGATTGAGGATTTGTACGGAGACCAGATAAAGGCTATATTGGCGAAGGCAAAGAAGTTCGGAGATTCAAAGGAGTCTGAAGACTGGTATGTGGATGGAAAATATATGGGACCATACACACCCCAGGAAAATGCAGAGATTAAATCGGATGTAGAGAAAGTTGCAGAACAAGTCGAAGCAACTAGGGACTTTTTTAAGAATGAGTATGGCTGGTCCGACAACAGCAGCTCTTCATCAAGGAACTCGGTCAAGAGTATTACTGAAGAGACTGGTGACCTGCTTTGCAGCTACGTAAACGACATACGTCTCAATGTTTCTGTTGATAGGGAAAACATAAAGTTGATATCTGATGCTGTGAAATCGGTTCCAGAGCTTAATGTGATTGCGAGATCACAACTAACTGCCATGAATCAGCTTGTTTCTCTTGCAGAGTACAGAAATAGAATGCTTGACGATATGTATTCCTGGATGCGTTCCGTAACAAGGGAATCAGGATCGAAGAGTCTAAGGTTGAAGTAAATTAAAAAGGGTGTGAGAAGAATAAAAACTCACACCCTTTGCACTTATACGTAATGCCAATAATATCCTTTGTAAGATTTCCACTTTCCTCGACAACACAACCCGATATACCTTGGATATTTCACGCCAAGAAATCTATCGGCAGATTCTATACAGTCAAAATCCAAACGTTCGCCAGTTAAGATGTTGATGCCGTAAACAGGAGTTGCCATAGGGTTCTTACCTAAGTCTACCTTTCCGTATTTATTGCATAATGTTGAAGGGTTATTTATATTCTCTTTAACGGTAGCCCACCTTAAATTGTCGACACGGTTATTACTTGGATTTCCGTCGATATGGTCAACAGTGGGCTTGTTGTCCGGATTAGGAATAAATGCTTCTGCCACAAGTCTATGTATCTTTTTTAGTTTATGCTCACCATTAGAAAGTAATGCGGCGCATTTATAGCCATACTTTTGCACATTAGGTTTTAGCATCCTACCCTTGTAGATTCTTCCTTCTTTTGCGTTAAATCTTTCTCTCGTAAGAGAGTAGACTCTGCCATAAGAGGAAACCTTATATATACCCTCATATCCTTTAACGTCTTTCCATATTTCCCCTTTGTCACATGGTATTTCGTCTACTACGTCAGACCAGTATAAATTTTCTGCGCGGCAATCGTGTAAGTCTCCGTTTTTAAAATGAACATAGTTTTTATCATCAAATCTTGGGACAAAAGCTTTTGCAACTAACACGGAAAGTTTAACATATCCTCTTTTTCTTCCTGCTGACAAGAAAACGCAAGGAATTGCACCTTTTGTAGTTTTCAATTTCAATAAATATAGGTTTCCCCTTTTAAACGATACCACTTTCCCAAAGTTACTGACTTTGTAGCCAGAAAAACCTTCAATGTCTTTCCAAATTTCAATACTGTTATCCATCCTCAGTGAATTTAAAAGTTACCTCAGTGATTAAAAGAAAGGGAAGGCCCACTGAGTTAGCCTTATCAGTTGGTAGCTACTCCAACCTATCCCAATGCAAATATACGAAAATAAATTATGAATACCTATACATTTAACGTATATTTATACAATAATTTACGTATATTTATGCAATTTTTCGTATATTTGCAATTATAAAAAGTTGATTTAAGGTATGAAAGATTATTTCAGGATATACATGCAGAAGGAAGGCGATGGGAACGAGGTGAAGGACTCCATCGCCGACTTCGGTATGTACGTTAGCGAGAGTCCG